CTAGACTTCTACAAGCAAGCAGGTCACCCAGAGGTTAAGACAGATGAAGTACCTTGGTGTGCTGCCTTTGTCAACTCTGTACTCCATGACTGTGGTATCAAAGGTACTGGTGCTCTCAACGCTAGGTCCTTTATGAACTGGGGTCAAGAGGTCCCAAGCCACAGGATCAACCTGGGGGACATCATTGTGTTCTGGAGGGAGTCTCCTACGTCCTGGAAGGGTCATGTGGCCTTCTTCGCTGGATATGATGCTGAGGGTAATATCCTAAGCCTTGGTGGTAACCAGGGGGATGCAGTGTCTATCAAGTCCTACAGCAAGTCTAAGCTCTTGACTGTACGGAGGCCCTAAGTGGACGAGATTGAGGAAAGGTTGATCCGCCTAGAGACGACTATAGAGGGCTTCAAGTCTAGGATGTCTGACCATGCTGAAAGACACGATAGGATTGAGACCACGGTTTCTGCTCTTATGAAGAGGATCGACAGAGCCCAGTGGATCATGGTTGGTTTGGTGTTAGCCCAAGTGTTGGTATCAGAGTCCAGCCCTTTTAAGGCCCTCCTAGGGGTGTTGATGTAATGAGAGCCCTTGTCCTACCACTAGTCCTTCTTATGGGCTGCACAAGCCCTCTAGGGGGCCTCAACCTAGCTCTAGAGCAACCAGTAGAGGTTGGCTTAGGTGGGACAAGGGGTTCACTACAAGTCAGGGAGGCCCAAGAGGTTACCCAGATTCAACAACAAAAAGCTACCGTGGTGGTTAATAAGCCATCTGATGTAGCTGTGGACGATAGCATAAACCCCAGCTTTGTTGGGAAGCAAGTCACCTATGACAGTCCAGAGAGTGTAGAGAACATCACCATCAATCAGATTAACCCTTGGTTTGTCGTTCTCTTGCTTCTTGGCTGGTTGTTACCCTCTCCAGGAGCTATGGTGTCGGGCACAAGGGACCTACTGCTAAACCTGAGACAAAAAAAGACTTGATAGCGTAACCTTTTGTATCTGCGATAAAAAAGACCCCAAAGGATGAACCTAAGGGGCCTGAAGTTTAGCAAGGAGGTCAACAGACTACTGTCAACAAGGGATATATAGGAAGCCTAGGTGCTTTTGTCAAGGGGCTTGAAGTACTTTTTACCGTGGCAGATGGGCAACATCGGCAAAGGTTGCTGTGGCACCGCACCTAGCAAAGTCATCTGGTAGATCAGTCACAGAGGGGCGGTAGTAATTACACTCCACGCAAGGCATGGGTTTCTTAAACATCACAGACGCTCCTCATGCAACTTAATCAGACGGTCTAGGTACCACCGGCACTTCCTAAGGTCCTCAGTGTAGTTCTTCTTAGGATAACGACTAATATACTTGATGATGTTACCCCGAAGGTAGCCCTCAAACTCTAAGGTCTCAGTCATAAGGCTTTCGATATAGTCGATTGTCTCAATGGTACCTTGGTAGTGTTGAGGGCTATTTACGTTGTCGGGGGCTTGGTCATTCATTGGTGGCCTCCATCTTATGCACCTCTTGTTGTAGGAATGTGATCAGGCGTTGGACATCCTCAACCGTGAGTTCAACCCGCTCGGCACAGTCAAAGAACATCCTACCCTCATAGCTGGAGAGTGAGAATTCAACTTGACCCTCATAGTCCGTAAGGACAAACCCTTGTTCAATGTAACTACTCATCTGTAGCCTCCTCAAGCCTCTCGGAGAACCACTCAACTAGCTTTGGAAACCCCTGATGAATAGCCGCACCGATCACGCAGGCAGTGAGGTTAGACATCATAGGGTCTTCAATCTCATCAAGCATTTTGAGGGTGGTCTGTACATACCCATCCACCTCCTCAAAGTTGTCCTCAAGGAACTTTAGGATTTCAACGCTTGTCGTCTTATCTTCACTCATCTGCAAGGTCTCCCAGGGCTAAGATAGTGTTAGCTATTTTTACCCCCTCTGGGTACTCACGTTGGAGCCCAGCGGCTAGGAGTAGGGCGGCGGCAACACCATGAATACCGTGGTGGTAAACCAGAGTTTCCATCTCCAAAAGGGCAGCAGTGACACCCCCTACGTAAGTTTGCAGCTCAAGGTCTGTCATTTCAGTCATTACAAGTTCTCCTTATAGAACGCTGTTACCCACTGTTTGCAGATGTCACTCCTCACAATGTCATCCAGGGTAAACTCAATAATAGGGACGGGGATATCGTACTTCTCAGCCAGTCTTGTTATCACGCTAAGGCCGGAGGAAACCTTAAGGTCTGACTGTTGGATATCCCCGTTGAGAACAATCCTACTGCCATCACCCACTCGTGTCAACAACATTTTAGCCTCTTCAACAGTTAAGTTTTGGGCCTCATCAACAAGGATAAAAGACTCCTCAAAGGACCTACCTCGCATAGTGGCCAGAGGGGCAATCTCTATGTTGTTGTTCCTGATAGCAGAGTCTACCTTACCCTTACCTAGTTGCCTATTGAACACCTCCAGGACAGGGATAGCCCAAGGAATAGTCTTCTCTAGCATATCACCTGGGAGGAACCCCAAGCCCTTGCCTACGGACACGTGAGGTCGTGTAACAACAATCTTACTGATACGAGCTTTGTCATACAGTCCAGCAGCATAAGCAGCAGCTACATAGGTCTTACCAGTCCCAGCAGGCCCGTAGCAGATAACTTGGTCATTGACCTGTAGAGCACTAAGGTACTCCCTCTGCTTTTGGGTCTTAGGGGTAACCCCTGGGGAATAATCCTCAGGGGCATGCCCAGATTTTGGCCTACGCCTAGACACCACAGGAACCCCCATGGCCAGAGATGTCACAAACATCATGAGTCATCTCAGCGAACTCTTCACCACTATGCTTGATAGCCTCCGAGTAGGGGACCACTACAAGCGGTTGCCCACCCCGTGAACCATCAGGATAACAAGTAAACCCGCGTAGTCGTGGGGCATAGCGAGCAAGCGTGTCAGCAAAGTCATCAACAGTACTCTCGTTGTTGTAAGTAGAGCCCCAAGCAGGCAGGTTAATAGTTGAAGAAATAGCCATATCAACATAGTCTTGTACATCCGCCTGGAACTTGATGCGTCGTTCGTAGTCCTTAGCTAGGTCAACAGCCGACTCAATGTTGTCAGGGTCTGCACCGTACAGGTCAATAAGCTCTTGTGCAGCGTTGTCCACAACGTACTGGTAGTGCCACTGGTTACCACCCTTCAGGTACCGACGCTTATAAGCAACAGCGAAGATAGGTTCAATACCAGAAGAAGTACCAGCCAGAATGCCGATGGACCCCGTGGGCGCAATAGCTCGGTTAGCAACAGGGCGAGAGATAGACAAACGATCAGCAAAACTGCGGCTAGCGGCATCAGACTCGCCCTCGTAGATAGACAACCATTGGTGAAGCTCTGGAACAACATCATACCGATGGCCACGCTTGATTAGCCACTCATGGATACCCATAAGACCAAGGCCCAGGCGTCGGTTCTTAGCACGTACCAAATCAACCTTCTCGTAGGGTAGCTTAGCCTTGAGGGTGCCACAGATGAGGAAAGCGGTAGCCAGGCGAACGATATCCCGAAGCTCGTCTACGCTATCAATACGCCCAAGGTTCAAGGACCCCAGGTTACAGACGTCGCTATCATCCTCTGAGGTAACCTCACAACAGGCATTTCTAAGGGTCTCGTTCTCTTGGGCGAAGAAGTTAAACGACATACCGGGCTCAGCGGACCTAAGGGCTTGACGGACATTCTCTCGGAAGGTAGACCCTGGGGAACCGGTCTCGTAGTAGTTCATCAGCCAAGAGGTGTCGTAGTTAACACTGATGTTGGTCATATCCAAGGGAGCCGGGAAGTTGAAGTCGTGAACCTTAAGGTCTCCCAAGGAAAAGCCAGAGGCCCCAACAGGCATATCATCCCAGTCCTTAACCTTAAGGAACTCTTGGATGTCAGGGTGCTTCCAGTTCAGTGAGGCATAGATAGCAGACCTACGAGAACCACCCTGCATGACATTGCGGCCAATCTCATTGATCATCTTCATCTTAGGTATGGGTCCAGAGGCTTGGCCACCAGTGCGGGCAATAGGGGTGCCAGAGCCACGGTACACAGAGTAATCAACACCAATGCCACCACCAGTCATAAGACAAGACTCAGCCTTCCAGGAGAGGTTAGCCCAGTCTTCACGAGAGTCTTCTTCAGCCTTAAGCAAGAAGCAGTTGTTGAAGAACTTGTTGGGCCTACCAGCATAATACAGGTAACGACCACCAGGGATGAACTTCATGTCCTTGACGTACTTGGCTAGCTGTTGCTTATCACCCTTGGTCATAGAGTCACCTGCAACCTCACAGACATCCTCCACGAGAGTTGTAGCCAGTTGTTCCCAAGTCTCTGCACCCTCATGTCGGTACTTGTGGTTGAAGATGTCTTCTGAGAACTTTGAGCGGAACATGGGGTTGAGGTTAGACTTATAGTCCGACATTACACTAGGTCTCCTAGATAATTGAAAAGAAGTAGTAGAGGGCGGTGCATGCTACGATTAGACCGGACCCGAGGTATAACCCTGCGGTAAAACCCGCTAGGAAGTCGGTTGACATAAGTCCCCCAAGTAAGGTGGTTTGTAGTTAGGGCCTTTGAGAACCTTACCGTCCTCACGATATAGGGGCTTACCGTCATCCCCAAGCTTGCTCATGTTAGACTCGTGCACTCGGTTAAAGGCAGCGTCAACATCCTCAAGACTGCGGTGGCCAAACCCATAGACAACATAGAGGATGTCACAAAGCTCCTTTAGGCGCTCCTCTGGCGTCTTGGCCTCTAGGAATTCCTTGCACTCCTCCTCAACCAACTTAAGCCCCAGCTCAAGGCTAGCCTCTGTGCCAACCTCAACACCCATAGCGTTGTTAAACTCGCAGACCTTCTCAAAGTTAGTCTTCTGTTTCATAGTGTACCTCCGTTGGTTCTGGACCCAGTGCTTTCTCTAGGACCTCTACGATACAACGATTGTAATCGTTAAACACCTCAGCTCTAATATCGCCAAGCCCAGTGGGTAGGTTTGAACACTCCTTAGCCATGTCCAAAATCCTCAAGGTCGCCATAGTGTAGCTTCATGCTTGGGCTATGGTCATCATTCGGATTCATCTAAGTATCCTTCAAGGTTAATCATTTGTAGTTCATCCAGGACAATCAAGACATCAGCCTCAGAAAGCTCAAAGTCCATAAGGATTTGGTCAAATCCCAAGCTGTCCAACAGCTCCTCAATATCATCTAGTTCCATACTCTTGCCTCAATTGCTTTAGTGATACCCAAGTCATGTCATAGTCTCCATCTTCGATGCACCTTTTGATAACAACACCATAACGCCATTCGTCATTAGACTGTCCTGCCCAGGTGGACTTAGCCCCTTTGAAACACCCAGCCACAAGCCCATGTAGGGGCCTAGGTCTTGCATCACCTTTGTAGTAATAGCTAAAGCCATGAGAGTGTCCTACTGTTGTTGAGCATGCGGTCTTTTCTACTAGGGCATACCCATGGTGTTTACTAGCCAGAGCCTTACCGTAAGCTCCTGATGATATATAGTGTCCGTAGAGCACCCCGTCAAGGGTAGCTAGGGCTGGAGACTTGTGTTCATACTCATAGTAAGTATCAAACCACTGGTCTGTCTGGAGGTGGCTAAAGTCAATACCATAGTTTGATCCCTGAAGCCGGGGGTCCTTAGAGACCGCTAGCTTAATCCTGTGCTCGTGGTTGCCCTCGAACCCATAGTATTTTGGTCGTTTGACCTTAGCTCTCTTGATCTTGTGCCTAAGACGCTCTTGAGCATCCAGGTAGCTATTGATATCAGCCTCGTAAGACTGGGAAACAACAGCTCTAGGGTTAGTGGTGTCAAAGGAACTAAGAGAGCCCATCTCTGCACCATCCCCCAGGTCAACCACATAGTCTGGTCTAATGTCGTAGATCAGGGAGCCCAACCAATCAAACCTGTCGTTAGGAACCTTGGGGTCTGCATGGGCACAAGTGAATACGATTGCTGTTTTACTCATTGCGCCTCCACGAACTCACCGTCCTTGACCTTCATCTTGACCACAGTAGGGGAGCCGAGGCATCGAAAGTAGCTCCTGCCCCCGTCTATACCATTGTTCATGTCGTGCCTGTGTTGGCTGTAGTGTAGGTTGCCAAGGTCATCTCCGACCATCCAGAAGTCGTACTCCTCAACACGGTCTGCGGAAGTGATTGCCGGGAGGCCCCAAGACATCCAAATGCCAACATAGCGGTTACCGTACTCGGGGTGTGGGTTATCACGGTAGAACACGTCTGCGGCCCAACAACCGTCCTTGGTCAGCGATGTCGTACAAACATACCGCAAGCCCTCCCCAGGAAACAGCTTATCTATAACCATCTGGGTATCTAGAAGCGGTCTGTGCTGTATCTTATGTTTCATTGATATCTTTGAGGACACTACGGGGACACCATGAAGAAGTTGTGAAGCCAAAGCATGTTATACACTGCCAGGTCAGCAAAGATGCACAAAAGAAGAACTGCCCGAAACCCTGTCACAACAACGTTCAACGTTGATAGGAACCATAAAAGAAGTAGGGGGGTTAAAAGCAACTCTGTGAGTTCTAGGGCGGTCATGCGTCTGTCCTTTTCTGTAGCTCAAGGTAGTGGTCCATACTTATCATAACCAACCAGGGCCTACGATCAGCCCTTAAGAACACCACAGGTTCATACCGTCCGTCTTGCTTAGCTTGGTCATAGAAGCCATAGATGGTGTCAAAGCGCTTCCTACGTTTGACCTCACAAGAGATTGGTAGGTAGCCTCTGGCCTTAGGGGAGAGTTGGATGTCTTCACCAGATTGCCCCATGGCAGTGGAGCGTACATCATCGGGCTCTAGGTCTGGGAAAGACTTCAGGATGGCATCCCGTACCTCCTGTTGACCCAACCTCCCCTTCTGTTTAACTGTTGCTGTCTTTGCCATTAGAGTTCTCCAGGTAATTGTTCAGGAAGCGTGTAAGTGTCTTCAAGCCATCAAGATCAACATACTCTGTAAGGCAACCACCGATATCACAGATGGTGAAGGCCACAAGCCCAGGTGCGTGAGGGGTAACCTGTAGAGAGTCTAAGTAAACGCTTTGCGTAGTCCATCCAGTAGGCATATCAAAAATCCTCTAGTTTAACTGGTGGTTGCCACATCTGGCCTTCTTCACGCCTTAACCACAACAATTGGGCATTCTCGGTAAGGAACTCTAGATCACCCTGGTAGGCATTAAGGCAAGCCTCGTACATCTCATACTCATCTTCTAGCCCCTCCAAGATTTTGTCCGCCTTCTTAGGGCCAATCCCTTGGACCCCTGGTATGTTATCAGCGGTGTCTCCAGTGAGCAACTGGGTGTAAAAGAACTTAGTGCCTTCGTTATCAGTCACCCTCTGGAACTTCCCGCTAACAATGTTGTAGTGATACGCTGGTATCTGAAGCATGTCCTTATCAATGGAAGCGATGATAGAGTCAGCAGGTCCATACATGGTTGCATAGATACCGATAAGGTCATCAGCCTCTTGGTCTACCGAGAACTCACCATCGTACTTATCCACCAGGTAGGTCTTAACAGACGACAGAGACTCAGGCTTAGCTTGCTTACGGTTGCCCTTGTAGACTTTCGTCTTAGCAATAGCCTTCCTGAAGTTTGTTGTTCCTGACATGAACATGTGGTGTGCATCCACATCCGCGTAGAAACTACAGTCATCAAGGATGCCCTGAGTGATCTGATCTGCCTTCTCGTAGGGATCACCTGAGTGACCCCCTTCGTAAGAAGCTGCTGCCCTGTAGGCTACGATGTCTCCATCAATAAGGACGTATGCCATTAGCTATCCGCGTAGTCAAAGAGGTCACTATAGTCCGCAGACCACTCCTTGAGACCGTCATCAGATGTAGCAATAAGGTTGTTGACGTAGCTGAATCCGATATGGGTCAAGAATGAATATAGAGCACCAAGGTAAGTGTAGAGCGTAGGCTCATAACCCAGGTCGTAGGTT